TCGCGCGTGATGTAACGGTTGACAGTGGGGATGATTTCACTGGACCCTGGGATTGGTAGGTTGCTATCCTCAAAGTCCATAAAGTCGTTTTGCATGTCTACGACTACGACGAGTTTCTTATCAGTCATTTCATTCTCCTCTAACTGATTGCAGTTATCATTCAAGGACAACTGCGGGGTTGAGTTACTTTTTGGGTACCTTAAACTCCTCGGGATAATTCTGCTCCACAATGCTGTGATTGACGGCAGGCACCCAGCGCCGCCAACCTTCATCGCGGAGTTCGAGGAAGCTACGGATATCCGTAGCTGGAGGCACAGGATTATCGTTACGCTCAATAACGTGGAGCATACGATATCGCGTGCTCGTACCTGGCACGATATAGTTTAGGAAACGCTCATCATCGTAGATGTCGTTCAGCATACCACTATAAAAGTGCCCTTTGTACCATACAGCGTCAGCGTGTGACCCTGTAAAATAATCAGTAGGCGCTGGCAGCCCTAGCTTGCGGATCTTCTCTAGCACATAATCTGCCCAGCCCTGTGTACCTGGCTCAGTGCCTAGATCCTTCAGGGGGACGATTTTGATACGGTCACCATAAACGTTGCGTAGCATCTGCTTACGTTCTTCAACGTTCCAGGGATCGTGTTTTTCACGGCTTTTCTGGACGCTACCCAGTCCAACAATAACAGTGGAGCAATCCTCAATCATGTGATTGATGATGCGGGTGTGTCCCTTATGGAGGGGCTGGAAGCGCCCAACGATTAGACCTACTCTGTCCATAACGCTCACTCCTTCCTGTGTTGGGAAACGATGCGGAAGCGGTAGAGAGCATTGTCCACTGTAGACCAAGCGCGTTCATGCCATTTAGCTTGCGCCTCGTCGTAGGACATAGGACCATATTCTTCGTATGTATGCGGGAGAACTGTATTGAAGGTGGTATCTGTGTATTCACCACCAATTACGTAGAACTTGTCCATAGCTCACTACCTCACATGGCTTGGATTAAACAATAGCTTACCGCGAACGATAGCTTACTGTTATTTATACATCCTTTTTTCGCTGTCTGTCAAAATCTAAAATGCGTTGCCGAGCATTCTGCCAACATTCGCAATCATCTTCACCACAAAAATGTAGGCGTAGGTTTATAATAGGCGCGTCTGTATACCCTTGGTCTACTCCGGCACAAACCCCTAAACCTTCTACTAAGTGCGGTGGTACTAATAGTTTCATTTTCATTTTTCTTTTCCTATGCTGTAATGATAAGGGTTATAACGACGGCAACGCCTATAAGCCCTGTAACATACATTACACCACGTGAGTCTGTAACTTCACCCGGACTAAAATATCTATACTCTGTAGTTTTAGTACCATTTGAATCTTCTGTTACGCGCTTTCCTGAAATCAAGCACATATACTTGAACAACCATATCCATACAGGCAACCCTACTAGGACGAGGAAAAGCGCGGCTAGAAGATTAAACCCTGCCTCGTGTGCTTGATACACCCAAAAAAGCGTCCACATGCTTTTACCGGTATCACTTCGGAGGAAATCCCCTGTTGTTTCATAGCCTAGCTGCTCAGCCATAGTTTGGACAGCGGTGACAACGTAGGTACTGTCAACCTCAGCCTGTTTGACAGGGTTACTGACGACGTTGTTCCCCCGCATCTGGGCAGCCTTTTCTTTCAGCTCTACAATCTGCTGTTCAGTTAAACCGCCTAGATCAACCTCTTCCTGTTGAGCATGAGCGGTTAATGGAAGAAGAACAAGAGCTAAGATTAACAGTACCTTACGCATTTATTCCTTATCCTCTAACAGGTATTCTCGACCAACCTTGACGCGCGGGACGCCGTCATAGGCGATGATGTCGGCTGTGGCATATGTTTCGCTAAGCGTCTTGGGCAGGAACGAACCAGTGCCTACCATGTTGATGGGAGCGTCAATCGCGCCCATAACCTCGCACTTGAATGGATCAAAGCCACTGCTCGCCACTACCAGCGCACCATAGTGACCAGCCTTATCCAGCTCATTGCGCACGTTGATGATGTTGGCAGCGCTCACACCCTTACCAAACAGCACCTTACGCACCTTGTCCACAAGCTGGTTCTCAGTGTCCATATTGAAGGCGTGCTCACCGAGCACGTGGGCGACGATGTTGTACTCACCCTTCACACCTGTCCAACGCTCGAGGATCTGCACGGAGGTCTCATAGTCTAGCCCCTCGGCGAACCGCCCACCGTGTGTATCGAGCCGCACACCGAAGAACTTGTCCGTCCAACCTTCACGCTGGCGGCGCTCCTTATACCACTCAGCAGCGCGGAGGCTGTCTGTAACCTCCCTGCCATTGTAGTCGACCAACGCAATCATCGCCTTCTGATCAGGGCAAGCGGTGGCGAACATATCCATCGCCCGCACGATGTCACCACCAGCGTAACCGATGAGAGCGTGAGGGGTGGTACCCATCGCGCCACCTTCACCGAAGTACACGGCGGTTAGCTGCTGGCTCGTACCAACAAAGCCCTTGACGCTAGCGTTCTGCGCTTGTGCAGCGCGGCTACCAACCACAGCGCCGTAGGCTGCAAGGTTGCTCATATCGTCACCAAAACCGTGCCGTGCGTGCATATCCATAAAGGACGCTTTGGGCAGCGCCAGCGTCATCATGTATGCATTGTAGGCCGACACGCAGGGGAGGCCAGTCTTCTGCAACCAGAGCGTCTCAAGCTCCGACAGCCGTTGGTAGCTGCCGGTGATCTCCACCAGCTTAGCCTCAGCCGGCACCAGATCACCTTCCTCCCAAAACCGCTTGATCTGTGCCTCGGGATAGTAGTGCTGGATCTCCGCAATCATTGGTTGCAGGGCGGCGACGACCTTGCGGCGAATGAACACCGCGTATGTGACCTGACTGTCACCGAACTTATTGACGATATGGCGAACGTTGGTGAAATATTTGTCCGTGCGCAGCTCTTTTTCTTTGTTAAGCTCAGCAAGCTCTGCAACGGGATTGTGGCGAACGCTTGCTTCTGTCTTCCCACCTGGGGACCATACACCAATGTGGTCACCGGTGTTTTGATCGTATACATCAAATGTTTCTCGCGTCATTGTAACCTCACTTTCTTATGGGTAAATGCAGGGCGCAGCCGTAACCGTGATACGATTCAGCTCACGCCATTCCTCTATCTTCTATGTCTTTATACAGCCAATCAGTTATGTTGTCAACCCCCTCCGGAACGTGCTCTACGTACCTGTTCGTGATAGGATAACGGCGGTCACGCCCAGCTAGGCTCTTAGCGCTCACGCGCACACCCGGAGGCGCTTGACGGCGCTTGTACTCGTTGCGGTCAATCATCTTCCGCACCCGTTCAACCGTTGCCCTATCGTAGTCGTTAAACTCGTAGACGCTGATGACGCTTTCTTCCCGTTCAATCATCTTACGCAGAATGCTGTCCAGGGTGTAGTAATCGGGCAGGCTGTCTGTATCCACCTGATCGTGTGCTAGCTCTGCACTAGGCTGGCGACGTAGGATGCCTTCGGGAATGTCCCAATCTTCAATCTCGTTCATGTAGTTGCAAAGGTCGTACACCTCAGTCTTCCAAACGTCCTTGAGCACGTTGAAGCCACCTACCATATCGCCGTATAGCGTGCTGTAGCCAACCGCCATCTCACTCTTGTTACCAGTGCTCAATACCATGCTGCCCATCTTATTGCTCACAGCCATCAGCACCGCACCACGGATGCGGGCTTGGAGGTTCTCCTCCGTCACGTCCCTTGCCCGTCCGTCGAACAGGGGCTCCAGTGATGAGAGCACCGTCCCGTAAGCATCCCCTACGCCCACCTGCTCATAGCGTATCCCGAGGTTTGAGCACAGTGATTTAGCCAGCTTTAGGCTAGTGTCGCTCGTATACTCAGTGGGCATCATAATGCCAAGCACGCGTTCTTTTCCTAGCGCACGAACAGCAAGGGCGGCGGCTAAGGCGCTGTCTACACCACCACTGATGCCGAGCACGACATCCTTGAAGCCGTTCTTATTGACGTAGTCACGTAGTCCTAGCGTCAGTGCCTCCAACGTACCATTTAGTCGTTTGTCGTTAAACCAAATAGAATTGTACGCTAATGCTATACCATCACTACCTTGCATAACAGCCACTGTGGTGTCACGGTCTTCATACCAGTTGTTTAAAAACTGTGTTGGGTATTTAGGAGCGCCAATCCCAACGCCACCATCAAACACCAGCTCGTCCTGACCACCTATTTGATTGGTATAGGCGATATGTACACCATTTTCTGTTGCGCGGTCATATAGGATTTGCTTGCGCTTGTCATCTTTTGAGTTATCCCAAGGGCTGGCGTTGATGCTGATCGCAAACTGGCCGCCTAAGCGGATCTGACTGCGCATTGGATCAGGGAACCACGTATCCTCACAGATAAGGAGGGCAAACGTCAGACCCGCAACGTTTACAGGGGGTTGGCTTATGTTGCCTGCACTAAAGTAACGCTGTTCATCAAACACATCATAGTTTGGAAGATGTACTTTCTGCCTTACCGCAACGGTGCGCTGATTCTGTAAGACGATAGCGGCATTATATACCTGCCCATCTTCGCGCAGGGGAGCGCCGATAATGAGAGGCGTTTCACCTACGTGCTTGGCGATTTCTTCAATAGCAGCTTCTGCACGCTCTAGGAACTGATCACGGAATAGCAGATCCTCAAGAGGATAGCCGGTGACGCATAGTTCTGGGAAAACAACGAGTGCGGCACTGTCTTTGTGGGTATTATACTTTTGGAGTATCGTATTCCTGTTGCCTTCAATATCACCAACGGTTGGGTTGAAGGCAGGAAAAGCTAAAGTTTTGTTTGTCATCGCTCACCTCACACTGTTATGGGTGTTGATAGTAATGTTGTGACCCTTTTGGATCCATAGTAGTAACCGCTATTAACGTGTCACTGCTCATATTTATAGCAATCTTATTTGTCGGAACGCAATTTATGTTCCATAGCTATTTTTCCTAAACCCAACAGCTGGATTTCATCCCTGTCTAGCTTAGCTAGGGCTAAGGAAACACGTTCTTTGTAAAGGTCACCTTGATCAAAAGCTGTTTCAGCTAATTCTGTGGTTTTATAGGCAACTATGATTTCATCCGTGCCTGCATCTTCACGTAACATGCGGACGGTTTGGACTAGTTTTTCATCAATCTGTTCAAACACGGTGGCTTGAGTATGTATTTGAGCCCATTTATCACCATCTATATGATGAGCTCTGCTAGAAGGACGACTCCATTCCCTACCTACGCGGTCATTTAGACGATTAGCAGGTTTACCACAAAAGTATTGGGTTTTATCTTTGTCCGTTCTGTATATAATGTAACCGTCATCTATCTTCATTCTGTAAACCTTAGCTTGTGCTCCATAGCGAAGCGGTTAAACAGTGTAACAGCGGTTTCAAAATCTTCTTGCGCCTGATCTACTTTGGCTTTGTTTTCTGGTGACTGTTTTAAACTGTATGCCCACTGCCAGTATTGCAGGTCATTAACAAGCTTGTCTATATTCAGTGCCATCGTCTTCATCTGATTAATAGCACGGCCGCGCTCTTCATCACGTTTGGGCGGCCTCATTCCAGGATGCTGGGCGTGTGGATTCTTCTTCTTTACATCCTTAAAATACTTTTTCAAACGCTGTTTATGATCTTTTACATCCTTATCTAGGACACGATAGATAACGACCCTGTGTTCACGCCACTCTTCTGGGGTAGTGATTGTGGGCATAGCATACCTTTCTGACCTATTAAAATACGCTATTACGGAAACCACTGATTGTCAACAACAAAATTTTTTTAGAAAAATACGCATTTTTGGCCCGTTCTGAAGCCTTAAATACGCCTTTTCATAAATACTACAGCAGATGTATAAAAGCTATACAAATGCACTGGAGAGAAAAAGGAAATAGGAGAAAACATTATGCAGAGAAGGTCAAAGCTAGAGCAAGTGCTAGAGCACCTTGTTCACGAAGAGCAGGATAAGGCCCAGGAACTGCTTCACCAGTTCATTGTGGAGCGCGCACGTTCCATTCACGAAGAGCTAATGTCCGACGAGGACGAGGTTCTTGAAGATGACGACTTCAACCCAGATGAGGCTGAAGGCGAAATCGAAAGTGAAGAAATGTTCGACGGTGAAGACCTGGACGATGAAGGCGAAGGCGACGAAGACGCCATGGACGACATGGACGACATGGACATGGAAGACGGCGACGGTGGCGTCGGCGGCGACGACTTCGAAGGCGACGACGGCCTAGAAGACAAGATTTCCGAGCTAGAGTCCGAGCTAGAAGAGCTACGTAAAGAGTTCGAAGAGCTACAAGGCGACGGCGAAGAAGGCGAAGGCGACGAAGACGCCGACATGGATATGGAAATGGACGACGAAGGCGAAGAGTCCGGCGAGGACGAGCTAGACGTCGACATGGAAATGGACGATGAAGGCGATGAGGAAGGCGATGAAGACGAGCTAAAGGAAGTTGAAGATTACACAACGCCTCAGCACAACGCTAACCGCAAGCAGAAGCAAACCGCACAATACGGTCAGCACAAAGGCAAGCCAATGAGCACTGATGTTCACGAGACAGCAGAAGGCGACAAGGGCAATGCTAACCGCGTAAAGAACGCAGGTTATAAGAAAGCTGATCCAATGAAGACCGACGTAGAAGATACTGATGGTCCAAGCGGTTCACACGATTACGACACTGATATGTACGCCTACAAGCAAGCTGGTTGGCCTGGCAAGGCAATGAGCACAGAAAGTGTTGACCTTGATGAAGAATGGGACATCTTTGACAGCCTTGATGAAAGCGTCCTGGACGACCTAGAGACTGTCAACGTCAAGATGGGTGGCGAACAAGGCGGCGGAAAGTACGCTGGCAACGAGACCCACACAGATAGCCCAATTCCTCAAAAGGAACCAGCTAATCGTTTCCGTAACGACAAAAATAGCCGCCTTAGCTCTGAGCAGGACACTCACCAAGGTTTCGACCGTGAGGACGCTCCAAAGCACGAAAACGTTCCTAAGTATAGCAACGTTCGTGACAAGAGCAGCTCCAAGCTTGACCACAAGGAAAAGGCAGGCGACAAGAGCGCAATGTTGAACAGCGATGATGGTTATGGTGAACCACAAACCACTAGCCCAATCGGCTCCAAGGGCACTGCTGGCAACAAAGGCGTTCGAGGCAACAAGGAATAAGGTGTAAGGACTATGAATAAGAAGGTTCTTCAAGAGAGGCTTACATTCGACCAAGCTAACGCAGTCGTTGAAGCTGTAGAAAACGAAAAGGGTGGTAAGGATCTCTACATGAAGGGTATCTTTATCCAAGGAGATGTCCGCAACCACAACCAGCGTATCTACCCAACGACTGAGATTCGTAGCGCGGTCGATCACTTAAATGAATGCTTGCGTAAAGGCGAAAGCATTCTAGGTGAAGCTGATCACCCTGAAGAGCTGAATATCAACCTAGACCGTGTTTCTCACATGATTACCAATCTCTCCATGGACGGACAGAATGGGGTAGGAAAGCTTAAGGTTATTCCTACCCCAATGGGTAATATTGTGAGGACACTGCTAGAGTCCGGAGCCAAACTTGGTGTTTCCAGCAGAGGTTCAGGAAACGTTGACGGCAACGGTAACGTTTCCGATTTCGAAATCGTCACTATTGACGTAGTGGCCAAGCCAAGTGCGCCTGAGGCATATCCACAGGCTGTTTACGAGGCGCTAAACCACAGGCGTGGTCATGTTGTGCAGGATCTTGCAGAAGCTGTACGTCATGATCCAAAAGCCCAAAAATATCTCCGCTCTGAATTATTAGAGTGGATAGAGAAACTAAAGTAAGGAGTCTGGTCCAATGGAAAAGGCACTCAAAGAACTACTTGAGAATGAGGTGCTAAGTGAGGACACTAAAGAAGAGTTGTCCGAAGCTTGGAACCGCAAGCTTCAAGAGGCCGAACAAAGGGCAGAACAAAAGCTAAGAGAAGAATTTAGCCAGCGTTTTGAACACGATAAAGGCCTCCTAGTTGAAGCAATGGACCGCATGCTATCCGATGCGATCCGTGATGAATTGAATGAATTTGCCCAGGACCGCAAGGCTCTCGCTAACCAACGCGTTAAGCTGTCCAAAGCTATTCGCGAAAGTAAGGGCAACTACAACAAGAAGCTAGCAGAGCACGCAAGTAAGCTGCAAGGTTTTGTTGTAGAGCAACTTCAGCGTGAACTAAAAGAATTCCACGCTGATAAGAAGGACTTACAAGAGCAGCGCGTTAAGGTTGCAAAACAGCTACGTGAAGCACGCCAGCAGTATAAGAAAGAAGCTGCTCAGCGCGTTAACGTACTAGAGAGCTTTGTCATCAACCAACTAACCAAGGAAGTCAGTGAATTTCATCAAGATAAGAAGGCACTAGCTGAATCCCGCGTTAAGATGGTTACAGAGGGCAAGAAAAAGATTGATGAAACCCGTAAGGCGTTCATCAAGCGTGCGGCAGGCTTGGTAGAAGGTACCATTGACGATGTAGTCCGTAAGGAAATGACTCAGCTACATGAGGACATTAAAGCAAGTCGTCAGAATGACTTTGGCCGCCGCATCTTCGAGGCATTTGCTGATGAATACATGGCAAGTTACCTAAGCGAGGGTTCAAAGGTTAAGGATCTTATGAGCAAGATCAGTGACCGGGAGCGTAAGCTGAACGAAGCAATGCAAAAGCTTGAGAAGCAACAAAAGCTTCTGGAGAACGCAAATCGCAAAGTTACCCTTGTGGAAGAGAAGAGCAAGCGTAGTCAAACACTACAAGAGCTTCTTGGTCCTCTAAGCAAGGACAAGAGGGCGGTTATGGAGGAACTCCTTGATGGTGTCAAGACCAGTAACCTCCGTGAAGCTTTCCACCGTTATCTCCCAACGGTGCTTAACGAGTCAGGGTCTGCACGTCGTGTCAGCCAACGCGTTGACAGCGCTCGTAAAACCCTAACTGAAAACGAAAAGGGTCAGCAGGCCCCCAAGAAAGCCATTACTGGCAACAGGCAGAACAGGCTAGCAGAGTCTGCAAACGCCGAAACTAAAAACAATGAAGAAGATAACAAGCAACTAGCAGAAATTAGAAAGCTAGCCGGTATTGCAAACTAAGGAGAACTGAACAATGAGTAAGCTATTCGAATCCAATTGGAAAGCTACTAAGCAGGCACTACTAGAAGGTAAGGACCTTCAGTACAACATGGACGGTAGTGCTAACCCAAACAAGAAAAAGGTCATGGAGACCGTTCTTGAGAACACCCGCAAGGACCTACAAGGCCGTGGCGGTTCCATGTTACAAGAATCTGCAACAGCTGGCGCAACTGCGGCTGGTAACGTAGCAACCCTAAACAAGGTTATCCTACCAGTTATCCGTCGTGTTATGCCAACAGTTATTGCTAACGAGATCATCGGCGTGCAGCCAATGACTGGTCCAGTCGCACAGATCCACACACTACGCGTTCGTTATGCAGATAACGTTCCTCAGGGTGGTGGCGCTGGTAGCGTAAGTGCTGGTACAGAGGCTCTTAGCCCATTCGACATTGCACGTTTCTACTCTGGTAACGAAGATCCAAACAACCCTAAGGCAAGCCCAACAGCTACCCTAGAAGGTCGTCCTGGTAATCGTCTAAGCATCCAGATCCTAAAGGAAACTGTCGAAGCTAAGACACGTAAGCTAAGCGCACGTTGGACCTTTGAGGCTGCGCAAGACGCACAGGCTCAGCAGGGCATCGACATCGAAGCAGAGATCATGGCTGCGCTAGCGCAGGAAATCACTGCTGAAATCGACCAGGAGATCCTAAG